TTCGGGAGAGCGCGATAATGCCTCGTCGATATCGGCTCGTGACCAGCCCCGATCTCAAAATGCGGTCAAGTAGATTTCGCGTCCTCGCGTAAAAATCTCTCATAGGGGGCAATCCGAGATATGGCACGCACGAAGGCGCAGCGCCGCGCGGGCGCCAGGTTCCTCCAGGCGGCGGGCGGCAGAAAGCGCAAGGTCGATATCGTATTGGCTCCCGTTGAAACCACGTCACCAACCCCCGAAAGGATGGCAAAATTGGACGCTCCGATCAAGACCGAGTCAGGTGCGTTTATTGTCGAGGATTTGCTGGACCGGCTCTATCGCCAGCGCGGTCTCGACACGGACCCGAGCATGAACGCCCGCATGTACGACGCCGGTAAGCTCTACCGCGAGACCACGCACAGCGCCGGGCTATCCGGCATTGCCGCACAGGACCTGACGCGAGTTGGTGGCGGCGGTGGAGACGCTGCCCATTCCATGCCTGGGCCTGGGCTTGCGGCGGTCGCCCGGCTGCGTTGGCGCAAGTTCTGGGCGCTCATGGGCGGCAACATCGCGCCTGCCGTTCATGGCCTTCTCGTCGAGGGCCGCACGCCGGAGGATGTCGGCAAGGAGCATACCACCTATCGAGCAGCCACGACAGCGACAGCCGCAGCACTCACGATTTTGCGCATAGGCTTGTGGACGCTGGCATCAACGCGGCCTTGACCTGGATATCTAGCCGGTGGTAGAAAAAACGCACGCTCCTGATTTGCGTCTTGAGGCTAGGGCGCTTGCCCGCCGGCTGGAGTAGAAGCCAGCCACGATCATTCGGCGCTCGCGACGCCAGCGTAGCAATCCTCCCATCCCCCACCAAGGATCATCCATCATGGCAATGGACACAATGGGCGGAATCCGCCAACGCACCGCAATGGCTTCCGGTGGTTCGATGGCCTCCGGCGATTTTGGCGTCAAGCCCCTGGATCATTCCAAGGGACCGATCATGACGCCGATCTCGGACATGAGCAAGGGCCATGTCGGTGATGGCGACCGTCGCGGCGCCGGCAAGCCGGTGAGCCGTGGAGGCGGCAAGATGGCTTCGCCCGCCAAAGCCGACCACGGCCCGCATGGCTGTGGCAAGGAAATGTCGTGAGCAATGCGGGCCTCGATCAACCTTCGGCCTCGACCTGGCTGAAGGATCTGATCGACAAATTCGTTGCCGATTTGCGTGAGAAGCATCCGCGCATTGTCCCCGATATCTTTGGCGAGCTCGACCCGGATGGATACGGTCATGTCATGGCGCGCTTCTACCTCCGGATGACGTGCTCCGATTTGACGGAGGTCGCCGTGACGGAGGTCGCCGATGTGGGCGGCGCGCTTGGCGAGTTCTTCCGCCAGATCACGAATGGCCGCGAGACCTTCGTGCGCATGGGGCCAGAAATCGCGATTGAGTGCGACTTCCCGACCAATGACCGAACCTGCATTGGCCGCATTCGCTTCACAGTGCGCGACGTGCCCGGTGTCGTTCGCGCCGGTCGCTTGGCCGATGATGCCGAAATGATCTCTGGGTTGGGCCGCGTCCACACGGCTCCTGGCCAATCCAAGTCGGCGGCGATGAGGGAAGTCTGATGCTCCTCGGAAATGGTGTTCATCGGTGTTGACGGCGTATGGCTGTGGCGCGTGCAGCTTTGAAGCGCAGTTGAAGCGATGCCTGTCCTCCCGAATGTGAAACATGAGCGCTTCGCTCAGGAACTCGCGAAGGGGAGCGACGCCGGCGATGCGTATGAAGCGGCCGGCTTCAAGCCCAACCCTGGGAACGCCCGCCGCCTGAAGATGAATGAAGCAATCGCGAAGCGAGTGGAAGCGCTTCTGCTCGAACGTGAAGCGCACCACGCTCAGGCGACCGCCATTGCCATTGAAAAGACAGGTCTTTCGAAAGAGTGGATCATTGAGCGGCTGATGCGCAACGCTGCGGTGGCACTCGCTGACGAGCCCGTGACGCTCAAAGTCCTGATGAAGGGCGCTAAGGAGCCGACTGAGGTTAAAATCTCAGCGCACGACGCGGCGGCGGCGAACCGGGCGCTCGAACTGCTCGGCAAAGAGCTGGGCATGTTCATCGACCGCAAGGAAATCCGCACTGGCGAGCTCGACGGCGTAAATGAATCCGAACTTAGAGAGCTTCGTTCGCTCCTTGTCGCCGGAGAAGCGGGCGGCGCTGAAATCGCAGGTCGACCAGGCCCTCGCTCGAAACCGCATTAGTGAGTATTTTCGGGATGATGGGCCGTTTCCGAGATCGCTGTACGCGAAGCATATGGAGTTCTTTCGCGGAGGTGCCGAGCATCAGGAGCGGTGCTTCATGGCCGCCAACCGCGTCGGCAAGACGATCGTGGGGGCTTACGAGACGACCTTGCATCTGACGGGCTCCTACCCTGATTGGTGGCCTGGTCGACGGTTCGATGGGCCTGGCGAGTGGTGGGTGGCTGGGGATACTTCGGAGACGACGCGCGACATCGTGCAGCTCGAGTTGATGGGGCCGAAAGAGGACATGGGAACCGGCATGATCCCGGCGCGGTCGATCATCGGCGAGCCGACGGCACGGCGTGGTGTGGCTGACGCGGTCGATCAGGTCAGGGTCAAGCACGTCAGCGGCGGCACCAGTGTACTCGGTTTTAAGTCGTATGATCAAGGCCGTAAGAAGTTCCAGGGCACGAAAAAGCATGGCGTTTGGCTCGACGAAGAGCCGGAGGCCCCGATCTACGATGAATGCATGTTGCGCCTGATGACGACCGATGGCTTGATGTTGTGCACGTTCACGCCATTGCAGGGCCTGACCGAGATAGCGCTGCGGTTCTTGCCTGATCTGGCGCCGGTGCTTGATCGGGGGAATGTCCGCTGAGGCACTTGCCTGGTTAAGACTTAACCGTTAAGTCTTAACTATGATCAAGCGCCGGTGCCCAATCTGCGATCAGGCTTATGCCCCTTTCGAGGATCACAGGTGCCAGAACTCGTCGTCCATCAGTGCGCCAGCTGCGGTTGCTGCAAAACCATCGCTTCGGAGCGCAGTCACTTCCCTGGCCTCAGATGCGAAGGATACATGCGGAAGCGGCGAGCGCAGAAAGCCAAGCTGACATGAGCAAAGATCCGACGGCGATCGTGAACGAGGTGCTCGCCGGCGACGGTGTGGCGCTTACCTCGATCGCCCATCCGTGGATCACCGAGCGTCTATCCAAGCATACGTTCACTCTTAATGGTGGCTCCCTCTGCTCCGTCTGCTACGCGACGTATGAGCAGGTCGTGGACGGAATGGCGCCGACATGCTCGGCCGAAAACCCTTGGCACGCTGAGGACTTCACGACGTCCGACACGCTGCGCTGCATTGAGCGCATTGCCGTCGCTCCGCACATTGACCCGAGCGGATGGTTCGGCAGCGCTGCGGCGAACACGTCCGAAACTGGTCCCGCTCCATCGCTTGCTCCGTTGAAAGACGCGGGGCGTTCGATCCAAGTGACGGATGCTATGCGCTCGGCTGGAGCGTCGGCGATGTTCAGGCTTCTTCCTGTGTTTGAGGGAGGTGACCCTCTTGAGGAAGTGGCGGGGAAGGTATTTTACGAGATGTGGCTCGCTTTCGTGGAGGAAGAGAGGAAACCATGAAGATTCTCGATCCAGCAGTAAGGACATTGGTAGTTTCCCCTGAATTCGACCTGAAAGTTAGGAAGTCGCTTAAGCGAATTGTGGGCAAGATTCATCGCCGCCTTCTTTTGCGATATTTTATTTTCAAGTTCGGTTATTTCTTGCTCAAGATTCGTCTGTTTGGTGTACGTATTCTGAGCCGCTTCTTGCGCCATTTGCCGTGAGCGACTTCGAACAGAGTGAGGCGCTCGTCCGCCCGAGTCAGCGCTTCGCCGGCGGCTTCACCGATACGGGCGCGCTCGGTGCCCCCGATTCCGAACGGGAATTGATCTTGTACGGCGAGAATTTCCGCGTGATCGGAACGCGGAGGTTCGTGGGCTACCAGGAAGCGATGATCGATGGCCGGTCTGTTCTGGCCGAAAACGTTCGCCGATCTCAGGCGGCGTAGTGCCATGACAGGGACCGCCAAGAAGTCGACCAATGATGGGCGCGTCTTCTCGTCGTGGTGGGAAGCGCGCGAGATCTGATTGATGCAGATCCGCTTCGACTATGGCGCGGCGCCGTGAGCCGCTTCTGTGTTCAAGCCACGTGGGATGATGCGCCGCACTTGACCGAAGAGCAGAAGAACAAGCTCTACGACTCGATACCGCCGTATCAGCGCGACGCCAGAACAAAAGGTGTGCCACAATTGGGGTCTGGCGCGATCTATCCTGTTCCAGAAACGGAGATCGTCTGCGACGCGTTCGTGATCCCGAAGTTCTGGCCTCGGTGCTATGCACTCGACGTCGGCTGGAACCGGACGGCGGCTCTTTGGGGCGCATGGGATCAAGATCAGGACATCGTCTATCTCTACAGCGAATACTATCGCGGGCAGGCCGAGCCGGCAATCCATGCCCAGGCCATTCGGTCGCGAGGTCCGTGGATTCCTGGTGTCATCGATCCGGCGGCGCGCGGTCGCCAGCAAGACGACGGCGAAAAGCTGATTGATCAATACGTCGATCTCGGCCTGTCGATCGGCGCCGCTCAGAACACAGTCGAGTCCGGCATCTACGAGGTTTGGTCCAGGCTGTCGACGGGGCGCCTCAAAGTGTTTCGCGGTCTTCAGAACTGGCTCATGGAGTTTCGGCTCTATCGCCGCGACGAGAAGGGCAAGATCGTGAAGGAAAACGATCACCTGATGGATTGCGGTCGGTACTTAATCATGACGGGTCTGCAAATCGCGGAGACTGAGCCGCTGGCGGGCGATTGGCGCGATGAAATGGCCGATGCCTCGCGCTCGGGCACAACGGGGTATTGAACCTTTACTATCACACACAGGAGAGCATACTATGACTGTTGCAATCATCGCTCCCGGCGAGATCGTTCGCTTGAAGTCCGGCTCGCCCGCGATGACCGTGGAAGGCATCGAAAAGCACCCGGCCAACGCCGGGGTGAAGGGCTTCAAGGCCGACGAGCAGATTCGCACGCTTTGGTTCGATGCCAACGGCTCTCGCCAGGAAGCGTTGTTCTGGCCGCATGTGCTTGTGGTCGACCAGAAGGCGGCCGAGTCCAAGGAGGCGGAGCAGAAAGCCGAAAGCGAGCGCGCCGCGAAGCTCTCGGCCGAGGCGGACGCCAATCGTGGCCACGAAGGCTAAGCGCCCCGCCAAAGCCCGCGGCCAAAGCCTGACGGAATACGCCGGGCTCGTGCCGTCGGCGCCCGACAAGGCTATGCAGCGCCGATACGCGGCCGAGGAAGCTCTGCGCACGCTCGCCCGCGCCGAAGAGCACAAGGGCGATAAGCGCCTCATGGCCGACGTGAAGAAGCTCGCCGCCGAGCAGGCCGGCAAGATGTCGAGGATCGCGAAGAAATGAAGCCACCATCTATCGTCAAGAAACTCCCGATCGCCCCTCTGGCCGACATTCCGGCGATGGCGCGTCTGTTCGCCGATGGCGTCGAGATCGGCAGCTTCGGCAACGTCACTTCGGCGATGGTCGTGTGCGAGGTCCAGGCCAAGGACGGACATAAGTTCGCCAGGGTCTTCGGCTGGGGCCGTGACGCCGATGGGGCGTACGCGCTAGGATTGCTCTGCGCCGGCGAGAAGCTTGTCTCCGAAACGATCACCCGCAGTGAGTGACGATCTGATTCCGCGCTCCGCGATCGACGCGGCGAACCTGTTCGATCTGAATTCTCGCCGCAAACCGGTCGTGTACACCGTGCGCCTGCGCCAGGGCTATGACGGCTCGCTGACTGTCCATGTCGAGGACGTGGCCGACGATCGCCGATCGCGCGCTGCGGTCGCGGATGCATTGCGGCAGGCGGCCGATCTGATCGAATTGACCCTCGGTCGAACCGAGGGTGCTCCTGCACCTGATGGCGCGGCCTGATGCTTGACGGCCTGACCGCGCCCGATGCCCCGCCGATGAATTCGCTCGCGCAAGTCGCAGGATCGAGCGGCAGCCTTGCGGCCCTGAAGGCGCCTGATCCAGAGCACGTCGAGCAATTGAAGCGATGGGCGAAGTCGCCGAACATCGCCATGATCGGCCGCGGCGAGGAAGACGACGAAGACCCGGACATCTCAGACGAGCAGCTTTCCAAGCTCGGCATGATGGTGACCCGGGAATATGAGATCGACAAGACGAGCCGATCGGAGTGGGAAGAGCGAAACCGCGAGGCCATGGATCTCGCCATGCAGGTGGCGAAAACCAAACAATATCCGTGGCCTAAGGCGTCAAATGTGTTATATCCCGTCCTGACGACGGCGGCAATTCAATTCGCGGCCAGGGCCTATCCGGCGATCGTGATAGGCCGCGATGTCGTCAAGGGCGTCGTGGTCGGCCCCGATGACGGCGTGCCGATGCAGCAACCGGCCGGCCAGCCTGGTCAGCCGCCGATGCCGGGTGCCGCGCCTGGCGTGCCTGCGCAAGCGCCTCAGGGCCAGCAGGCGCCGCAGCAATGGGCGCCCGGCCCCGATGGCATCCCGCAAGCTCCGGGCATGAAGCAGGCCCGCGCCGACCTCATCGGCGAGCATATGAGCTATCAGCTCTTGGACGAGCAGACCGAGTGGGAACCGGAGATGGACCTGCTCTTGCATGTCCTGCCGATCGTCGGCACCGAGTTCAAGAAGACCTATTTCGATGCCGATGAAGGGCAGAACGCCTCGCTCCGAGTCGCGGCCGAGCATCTGGTCATCAACTACAAGGCCAAGTCGCTCGAACGCGCGCCGCGCCTCACCGAAGAGATCGAATACTATCCGCTCGAGATCGAGGAAATGGAGCGGGCCGGGACATTCCGGCCGATCACGTACACCTCGACGCAGAGCCAGGATGGCGACGACGACGCGCCGGTGAAATTCCTCGAGCAGCATCGCTGGTACGACTTCGACGGGGATGGCTTGAAAGAGCCCTGCATCGTCACGGTGGAAAAGCAGTCGAGCCAGGTCGTTCGCATCGTCGCCCGCTACGATATCGACGGGATCAAGTACAACTTCACCAAGGGCCGCATCCAAAAGATCAAGCCCATCCACTATTACACGAAATACGACTTTCTGCCAAATCCCGATGGTGGTATATATGGGATGGG